TACACAAATGGCCGGACGGGCTGGACGTAGAGGCATTGACACTGTCGGTCACGTAGTCCATTGCAATAATTTGTTTCCATTGCCCCGCGACTATGACTACCAACTCATATTAGGTGGAAAACCTCAGAAATTAGTTTCCAAGTACAATATTACGTTTGGGCTTTTGTTAAACTTGATGAAAAACGGACATACCAATGATTTCCATTTGTTTTCAAGTAAAAGTATGGTTCAAAATGAAATTAATCGCGACTTGGAAAGCATACAATACGAAATAGACGAATATCAGAAAGCACTGGAAGATAAAAAATCGGCAGTCGAGACATTATCCACCCCCTATAATACGTGCTGCGAATTGATTTCAATGAATGATGACTTGGAGTATGCAAACAACAAGAAGCGCAAAAGTATAGAACGCAAAATAGACGATATGAAAAATAACCACTTAACTATACTCCAAGATTGTCAGGTGGTTTCCAGCTATCAATCATTAGAAACAAAACATAACAATGCGTTAGTCGAATATGACTCAATTCAAACACTCATACAGACTGATACGAATAAAACCCTCACCATTTTACTTGACCACGAATTTGTGGATTTCAATGAAGAATCATTGGAGTGGGGTATGACTCGGTTCGGTAAATTTGCTTCCCAGATTGCTGAAGTACACCCGTTGGTATTAACACGTATGGTTATCCAAAATAATTACTTTACCGACTTGACGACGGAACAGTTAGTTGGCTTCTTATCTGGGTTCTGTGATGTCAAGGTTCCGGAAGAATACCGAGCAAATGTCCCAAACAGCATTGATTACAATGTGAATATGTTTATGGAACAATGCAAAGAATTGTTTGACGAATACATGGATATGGAACACGAATATAACATTTCTACGGGATTCAATTATGGAGATGCGTTACAATATGACATTATTGACTTGGTAATGGAATGGTGTTCTTGTGGCGACGAAGAACAATGTAAATACTTTTTACAGAAAACATTGCCCGAACATCAAATTTCCGTTGGCGACTTCAATAAGGCATTACTGAAAATTGTCACCATTACCCGGGAACTTATGATTATATGCGAAGACCAAACCGAACTTGAATGCCTACAAAAATTAAAAAATATTGAACCCCTAATACTGAAATACGTAGCGACATCACAGAGTCTGTATGTATAAAAATTGAAACAATGACTTATTTTATAAACTGTATTATCATTAGCAATTTATAAAATGACAAGAACCAGACCAAGCGGATACACATATTCCAGATTCATTAATCCTATTGAGAGATTTATTAATGGGATTGAAGATACGGATGAAGATGAATATTATAGTAATAGTGATAATGAAATAATACTTGAATCAAATGATGATAGTAGTAGCACCGTGTCCAGCATACACGCCAGTACAGATTCAGAATCTGCCGGCATCAATTATGTTGATGAATATGACGACACCCACTTTCATTTACACGAAGATTATGATGAAATAATAGATAGTATCTACGAAGAAGATGAACGACATATGGATTCTGAAAAACAAGATGGAACATATTACTTGGGTATTTACAAGTATATGAAAACTTCAGGAAACTTCATGTTCTTATCGTCGATTAGCAATCGTGTATTCTTCAATCATCCTTTTAATCACACCATTAGTTATTTGAGTGAATTCAGTATATTCCGTAATAATGCATCTGAGATTGATATTATACAATTAAGTATTCAGGATGAAGTGTTTAATGTAGTATTAAAAACACATTGGTTGCGTTTAATACAACGAGCCTGGAAAAAAAGATTTGCTGGTTATAAAAATATATTAACACAGCGAAAATATTTAAAAAATTTATATTATAAAGAAGTTCACGGTCATTGGCCTCCCCATTTATCGAATACTAATAAAAAACTCTATGGGTTATTAGCCCCTTATAACAAATGTCCTCCATAAATTATCCTTGTATAGTCATACGCAATGTTTTCATAATGTTTTTTTTCTTGTTTTGCGTTTTCACAATATTATACGCATACATAATGCTACGTACATAATTCCTGTTTTTGTATATTTTTTGTATTAGTTGGCAATATAACAAAATACTTTCCGAATGTTTCGTTGAGAACTGTAAACTATGTCCGTTTGTATCAATGCACCATTGTAAAAACTCATCCATATGGTACATAAAAAGGGACTTCAAAATGTAATAGGAGAAAGTGGGTGTTTTATCTTTATATAGAACAGTTGCGGATTTGTCCATTAGCTCGTTATAGTGACTCAAATTATAGTGGTGTAATATCTTTGCTGATTGAAACAGCGAGAACTGCTGCTCGATATAGAGTTTCTCTTCAAAGGATGCAAGGTGTTGCTCTATGGTTTGTTGTTTCTTGTAGGTATAAAACATTAAGTACAGTATTTCCGCCCACATTTCACAATATGTCTCATACAACCGCACATCACTCATAATATGGAATAATTGATGAATATATTGGTCGCCGCTATTATCATTTGAATGGGAAAAATCCAGTCCTAAATTGTGAAAGGTCTCGTGAATAACACATTTAAACCATTCTTCTTCACGAAATACATTTAATACTGTGCTTTCGCTACAAGCCGTAGTAAACGCACTATTCACATGAATTCTATCTAATTCTTGGGTTTTGCTTGTAGGCATTGTTTTTTTATGGTCCGTCATATAAATATACATTGTCATCATTTGAGAACAACTTTCATTTGCGTGTTCGTGAACTACGTGTAACCAATTGTATATTTTGCGTATATGTTCCCTGATTTGTGCTGCTTTGGGAATGGATGTCATTGGGTAAAACAAATAGAGTTGATACTTTCGTTCGTGGACGTTGAACGACAATACTACTGCAATCTGTTGTTGGCTAAAAATAATTTCTCGTATTTCTTCTGGATAGTGGTCTAATTCATCAATATGTTGTAATGCTCGATTGGATACATTATATAGTTTATAGTCAAATACAGTATTGCGTGCTTTTTCTGACGCATTGCGTACTTGTTGTATAAGGGTTCGTAGGAATGCTTTTGATTTATTGGTTATTTTCTTCATACGCATGTCCAATACATTTTTCTCTTGTGGCAAAATAGATAAGAATTGCTTTTCCATTGTTATCTATAATATAAGTGTATTTTCTTTTACACCTTTTCTCATTTACACCCTTGAAGATTTAAAACGCCAATTTTATATGAAAACTCATAAATAATTCTTCTTGATTTTTCGTGTATTGTTTTTCTTGGATACATATTTTTCTGGTCTTTCGTAAGCACCTTTAATTATGTTTCTGTATTTTTTCTAGTTTTTTTCTTTGATTTTCCTCCTCGTTTTAATGTTTGTTTTTCTATTTTTTTCCGATTTGCCGACGTGTTGTTTACATGTCGGTTTGTCAATGGATTAAATATTTTTTTGGCATTTGGATCTATTAATTTTGGATCTATTAATTTTGGGCGTTTTTTTATTGTTCTTTTTTTTGGAATAGGTGATAGTATTGCTATTGAAACATCATCATTTGCTTCTGTTGCAGGGACTAATTCTTTCCAAAAATCTTTTTTAAAGATTTTTATTACTTTATAATTAACGGTAAGTTGTCCCACTGCACATAATTCCATTAAATTACGAAAATATTTACTATCAAATACTTTTTTTATTTTTGGTAAGTTTTCTGGTTTATCAACAATAGCATACGCAAATTGAGTAAGTCCATAATCTCCGCTAATATCAACATAACTACCAATTGATGATATACGACCATTACTCCATATAAACTTTGGAACTCCAAATTGTCCGTGTTTTATAGATGAATAGAAAAAACTTGGTTCACTTTTTGAATTTACAGTATAGACGCATGGATATTTATATTCTCCTGTTTTTGTTTTTGACATATGTTTTTTATCTGTTCCATATAAACTTCGTTCGTAAATAACATCAACATTTTTTTCTCCATTTTTCGCAATCATAGACATAATTTTTTCATATTCCCCATTTGGTATAAATTCTAATCCATTTACATTTATAGTATTCGTAGTTCCATCTTGAAATTTAATAATTGTTTTTGTATTATCAACCATTTCATTTTTTAATACATACCAGTCGTATCTTGTTTCACTACTAAATGTTTTTAATCCATCTTTTTCATTATGTATTTCTAAATATTGTAAATCTCTTGATAAAATCGCTTCTTTAATGATTTTAAATTTACCATCAATATTTCTCCATCCTGATGGATGAACAAAAACCAAATATCCAGATGATTTAAGTATTGTAAGTGACTTTTTAATAAATTTACCCCATAATGTTTCTGTTTTATTTGGTCCAACTTTTTCTTGAAACGGCGGATTACCCAATATAATATCAAATCCAACAAAATCAGCAGGTAATTTAAACTCTTTTTTCACATCCATTTCCAAAGTGTCACCTTCATAAATATTTAATTTGTATTTTTCTCCGCAAAATATTTTTTTATAAATAAATACATTTTTGGGCGTAAGTTCAGCAGAATATATCATATGTTCCAAAATATGTTTTCTTCTCTCTTCTTCATTTGGTATTTTTGTAATTAGTCCTTTCATCAAGCGTTGATAAACAATAATTGGAAAATTCCCAATACCAACCGCAGGATCTAACCACTTGAACCCCTCTTCTGTAAATATGCTTTTTCCATGTTCCTTTATGTACGCTTCATCTAATTTATCCAACATTTCATTCACCAAAGACAGAGGTGTAAATACTTCACCATTTTCCTTTTTCTCCTTTTCCTTTGGTTTTAATTCGCCATTAATAAATTCTAATAATTTATCAGGTTCATTAATGGTATAATATTGTTTCTTTTGTGACATAATTATTTTATTCACAATCAGTTTATCATCTAAACTATCCATTGCGCCCAAAACACCATCTATGATATTTTCTGGATAAGGTTCATCCGCCTTTCCAGATAAACGTCCATTTAATATTTTCAAAAAAACATCTTTTGTTTCTTCATCTTGATAAACTGAACTTTTAAGAACATCAATATCATCTATTAGTGTAATTTGTGCGTTTGATTTAGAACTATCAGTTAAAATACATTGTGCACCTTTGTCAGCATAAAGTGTAAAAATATTCAATAAAGATATAAATTCACTTATTACCTCACTTGCAGTTTCAATTAAATTAATTTCTTTTTCTTTAACGTCCTTTTTATCTTTTTTCTTTGTTTCGCCCGTCTTTTCTTTCTTTTTTCCAGGGTCTATGATTTCGTCGTCATCTTTTCCATCTATTTCATCTTTTGTTTTTTTGCCTTTTTCTATATCTATTCGTTCAAATGCGGTTTTTAATGCTTCCAATTTTGTCATATCAAATGTAAATTTTCCGATAATTTTTTTAATGTTTTCAACATTTATATTCCATGATGCGTATAATTTATTAAATAAATCTTTTACAAAATCATTTCTGCTTTTTTCATCATCGCCATATTTATCATATAATACATCTTCGTCAATATTTATTAAATCTGTAATTTGACGATATTTTTGTATATCGTCTGCGTCTTTTTTTTTACTAATATTTGCACTAAATAAACTGACATTTGTTAATGCTCTTTGCGGGTTCATATCAACCATAAACCCAAACTTTTTTTCGTCGCAATATTCGTTGGGTTTACAAGGCGGAACATCAACCTCCGTCATAGATCTAAAAAGCATTTGAAAAATTGCGTCAGCACTTGAAATAGAATTCCATAATGTCACTATATCAACATTGCGAAGAGAAATTCCTAACTGCAGTCGTTGTCCTGCCAAAATGATTAAATTGTCTTTCTTTATTTTACCGTCATTTATTGCCTTTTCTACTTCTTCTATATCGGTTTTGATGTTATGTGGATTACCCATGTAAGTAACTCCATTCATGGTTCGTCCCTTTTTTGTTTTATCTTCAATGTCAACTGCTATAAAAAAATGATAATTTCGCTTAACATCGTTGAATTCATTTGAATTCGTTAATAAATTAACTAATGCTTTTGTTTTATTTTTAATTTTACCATTTCCAAGCGGTAAAAACCATAATTGTGTTGTTTTATGTTGGGGTTGTAATGTCCTACATTTATTTAAACAAATATTTCGGATACGTGGTATTATACCTCTTGTTCTATAAAATGATTGTTTATCATATTTTTCATCTTTATCAGGATAACCAAAATAATAACGCATCATTTCTTTTATTTGTTCTTCGTTTGCAAAATTATCACTATCGCCAATGGTAGCAAATAATTTGTTCATGTCCCAACCAAACTCAGTATCTCCTATTTTTAATTTTTCAACATTCAAAAACTCTTTATCCCACACAGATGTAATTAAATATGGTTTTGGAAAAATAGAATAATCTTTTTTAAATTTATCAATTAGTGATAATCCTGTTTTATCTCCAAAATATTCTAATGCTTTTACATAAATATCATTACCAAATTGTTTTTGTATAGAATTATCAGTTATAGTTTTTTCATCTATTTTTTGCATTATTTGAATATCATTCATATCCCATGTAAGTTTACATTCTGCTTTAACACCATATGCTTGTAATGGTTTATTATAGGTTGCTGTAACATATATCTTGATTGTGTTTGAAATTGCACTATCCAATACCTTTACAATTTGTTGTGCTTTTTCTGTGCTCATTCCAAAATGCGCTTCATCTAAAAACATTATATCTATATCGGGATTTGCGTCAAATAATTTGATTACACGTCGTTTAATTGTTTTTATATCTTTCTCGTCTTCCACTTCGTCTTCCACTTCGTCTTCCACTTCGTCTTCCACTTCGTCTTCCACTTCGTCTTCCAATGCTTCGTCATCTTTTGCTAATATT